GATAGAAGATAAAGAGTATGCATATGAGTTTCTAGATATTGTTACAGATGAGAATGGTAAACCAGTAGCAAAACCTACAAACAAGTTACCTATTATGGAATTTCCTGTTACTAAGAATACAGAAGATAAAACAGGAAGTCTTGTAGTATGGGAAAGACCAGTAGCAGATCCTACATTTGGAATGTACTATGCTTCTATTGACCCCGTGTCTGAAGGTAAAACCACAACATCAGATTCATTGTGTTCTATTTATATAGTTAAAGCTTCTGTAGAAGTAACTAAGATATCTGGTGTTGAAACAGAAACATATATTGAACAAAGTAAAATAGTAGCAGCTTGGTGTGGTAGATATGATGATATAAACAAAACCCATCAAAAACTGGAGTTAATTATAGAATGGTATAATGCCTGGACACTTATAGAGAACAACATCTCTTTGTTTATACAGTACATGATATCAAGAAAAAAACAAAGGTATCTAGTACCTAAGAGTCAGATCATGTTCTTAAAAGACCTAGGTGCCAATGCTAATGTATTCCAGGAGTATGGTTGGAAGAACACAGGGTCATTATTTAAATCACACTTACTGAGTTATGCAATAGAATATTGCAAAGAAGAAATAGATGTAGAAACAAAAACAGATGGTACTATTGTAAGAACCAAATATGGTATAGAACGTATACCAGACCCTATGCTTCTTAAAGAAATGAGAGAGTACACAGAGGGACTGAATGTTGACCGTTTAGTATCTTTTGCTGCATTAGTTGCATTTATGAAAATACAGGAGTCTAATAGAGGTTATACTAAAAGAACTGTTATGGATGATGCAGCTAAAAAGTTGCAAAAGTCAGATAATTTGTTTAAATTAAATAATAGCCCCTTCCGTCATATGGGTAGGGGTCAACTAGCTAATGGTCAATCTTACAAAAGGTCACCATTTAAAAATATTAAATAAGAGCTATGCAGGTATATAACGCATTACAGTTAAAGAAAGGTGCCAAAGTTCAACATAATAGATTGGGTAGTATTACTCAACCTTTACAGTTTCTTACAAAAAAAGATAAGGATGATGAATGGGCAGCTTGGAATTTGGACTGGCTTGAGTGGAATGGTTTAAAACAAATCCGCAGAAATGCTAGAAGGTTAATGAAGAATTACAAATTAGCCAAGGGTATTATTGACAAAACAGATTATATCATTGAAGATGACAATGAATATAGAGATGTTGTTGAAATACTTACCAAAGAAGATAGTTCAGCATTAGAATTAAAGTTCTATCCTATCATACCTAATGTTATTAATGTTCTTGTAGCTGAATTTGCTAAGAGATCAACTAAACTAACATACCGTGCTGTTGATGAGTATTCTTATAATGAGATGCTTGAACAAAAGAGACAAATGGTAGAAGAGGTATTGCTAGCAGATGCACAAATAAAAATAAATGCTGCAATGATGGAACAGGGTCTTGATCCTAATTCTGAAGAAGCACAACAACAATTAAATCCTGAAAGTCTTAAGTCATTACCAGAAATAGAAAGTTTCTTTAAAAAAGACTACCGTTCTATGGCTGAACAATGGGCTGTGCATCAACATAAGGTGGATGTAGAAAGATTTAAAATGGATGAGTTAGAGGAAAGAGGTTTCCGTGACATGCTTATTACAGACAGAGAGTTCTGGCATTTCCGTATGATGGAGGATGATTATGAAGTAGAGTTATGGAACCCACCTATTACATTCTATCACAAATCACCGGATGCAAGATATATTTCACAAGGTAACTGGGTAGGTAAAACAGAAATGTTTACTGTATCTGATGTAATAGATAAATATGGTTATATTATGACTGAAGAGCAATTAGAAGCACTTGAGTCAGTATACCCTATCCGTTCTGCAGGTTATATTACTTCTGGATACCAAAATGATGGTACTTACTATGACGGTACTAAATCACATGAGTGGAATGTTAACATGCCTTCATTAGCATACCGTCAGTATACATCAATGATGTCAGGGTCTGTATTAGATGGTGGAGATATTATAACACAAATCTTAGCAGAAGGAGAAGACTACTTTGATCAAGGTACAGCATACTTATTAAGGGTAACTACTTGTTATTGGAAGTCACAGAAAAAAGTAGGGCACTTAACAAAGATTGCAGATAATGGTGAAGTTATCACTGAGATAGTAGATGAAGACTACAAGATAACTGACAAACCTATTTATGATACTAGATTATTCAAGAATAAAACAAAAGATAATTTAGTATATGGAGAACACATAGACTGGATCTGGATTAATGAAGTTTGGGGTGGTGTAAAAATTGGACCAAATATTCCATCATTCTGGGGTATGAACAACCCTGGTGGATTCTCACCTATCTATCTAGGTATTGATAAAAACCATATTGGCCCACTTAAATTCCAATTTAAAGGAGACAATACATTATATGGTTGTAAGCTTCCTGTAGAAGGAGCAGTATTCTCTGATAGAAATACTAAGTCTACTGCACTGATTGATTTAATGAAACCATATCAAATTGGATATAACATTGTTAATAACCAGATTGCAGATATCTTAGTGGATGAACTTGGTACAGTAATCTTGCTTGACCAAAACTCATTACCAAGACACTCATTAGGAGAAGACTGGGGTAAAGGTAACTTGGCTAAAGCATATGTAGCAATGAAGAACTTCCAGATGCTACCTTTAGATACATCAATTACTAATACAGAAAATGCATTAAACTTCCAGCATTTCCAAAAATTAGACTTGTCTCAAACAGAAAGGTTATTATCAAGAGTAAGTTTAGCTCAACACTTTAAGCAACAAGCATATGAAGTAATTGGTGTTAACCCTCAAAGAATGGGTCAACAGTTATCACAAATGACTGCTACTGGTGTAGAACAAGCTGCTGCAGCATCATATGCACAGACAGAAGTATTCTTTATACAACACTGTGATTATCTAATGCCAAGAGTACATCAGATGAGAACAGACCTTGCTCAGTATTACCACTCAACAAAACCATCAGCAAGGTTAAGTTATATTACAGGAGCAGATGATAAAGTAAACTTCCAAATAAATGGTACTGATCTTTTACTAAGAGATCTAAATATATTCTGTACTACTACTGCTAACCATAGAGCTATCCTGGAACAGTTAAAACAAATGGCAATCCAAAATAATACTACAGGAGCTTCAATATATGACTTAGGTAAGATTATGCAAGCTGATTCTGTTGCTGAGGTAAACAGTGCTCTTAAATCTTCTGAAGAGAAACAACAGAATATGAAACAGCAAGAAATGCAACAGCAACAACAAATGCAACAAGAACAACTTGCTGCAATGGAAAAACAAAAACAAATGGAGATCCAGGCTGCTGCAGAAAGAGATGATAAGATGATTCAGAAAGATATTACTGTTGCAGAAATTAAATCTGCAGGGTATGGATCAATGGCTGACATTAATCAAAACCAAGTTTCTGACTATCAAGATGCATTAAAAGATATTAGACAGACTGAACAATATCAAGATCAGATGCAACTTCAAAGGGAAAAACAAGTTAATGAAAATTACAGACAAACTGAGAAGATAAATCTTGATAGAGAAAAGCTACAAGTACAAAAAGAAATAGCTGATAAACAGTTACAAGTAGCTAGAGAGAATAAAAACAAGTATGATAAGAAAGATAACAATGAGAAAAAGAAAGGGTAGTTAGCTATATAGTGCCAAAAAAGAATTGCACTGTTTTAAATTTCTCAAGTTTATTTATTATATTATAATATAACAAAACCAACAAAATGGAAGAAACCAACAAAAAACCAGTTGAAGATGTCTTAGATACTACAACGGTAGTAGAGGCAGATGTAAACATTGATGAGATTTTTGGAAACCCTGGGGCTGAAAGTATTATGTTACCTTCAGAGGCAGAAGAAAAGAAATCTATGTTTACAAAAGGAGACTCTGTAGACACCACGTTCCTTGACACAACAGTAACTACTCCTGAAGAGAGAAAAGAGGCTGAAGAGAAGAAAGTAGAAGTTGAAGAAACTATTGCTGAACTTGACAACCTTATTACTCAAGAAGAAGATGCAGGTAACAAAGGAAGACCTAAAGTAGATAAGTCAGGTCTTTATGAGCTAGCTCAGAAGATGATTGATGAGGGTGATCTAATGCCTTTTGATGATGATAAACCTTTAGAAGAATACACAACTAAAGACTTTAGAGAATTATTTAAGGCAAACTTTGAAGACAGAGAGAACAGAGTAAGAGAGTCTACTCCTAAAGAGTTCTTTAAAGCACTTCCTGAAGAATTACAAATTGCAGCTAAATATGTAGCAGATGGTGGACAAGACCTTAAAGGTTTGTTCCGTACACTTGCACATGTTGAAGAAATGAGATCTTTGGATCCAGACAATGAGTATGACCAAGAAGAAATTGCACGTCAGTATTTATATGCTACAAACTTTGGTACAGC